TAAATGTAGAGAAGTCATCTGATCGATTCTTACTAGCTGATACAACAAGTATATTCTTAGATGGGTTCAGCAGCAGCTGATGTACTACAAAAGCACTTGTTATCCAACTCTTACCCACACCACGAAACGCCATGATAACAGACCGCTTCGGACCGTTTTGCAGGTACTCAGCGATGTCGTATTGGAGCGTTGTGGGATCGGGGAGGTTTAAATGTTTCCAAACCAGGAATAGAAAGTTTCTAAAGTCCCGTAGCTTGGGTGGTATCTCTTGGTGTTTCTTCTTCAAATGGTAAAGTCTTTAAGTCATCAGCTAAAGCTTGTAGAGGTGTACCTACTCCTGAGTCCATGACAACATTGTTATCTTTCAGGAACTGTCTAGCACCGTTAAGTAATGCTGCGTTATACACGCCTTCTGCCTCCATTACTTTTATACAGTTACGATATGCACCAGCGATTTGGTCGTGCATCTTACTTCCTTCGGTATGACTTAACATAATAGTTAGTGTATAAGTAGTTGTTATCTTTGTAAATAAAAAGAGGACAGCCCAACCAACTAGACTGCCCTCTTAATATTCGATATGAGTAAACTTATCTTTTATTTATCTCTCGGCATTTCAGCATGGTCTCCTAGTCCGTTCATATTATTGAGGATTCTAGTCACCCATGTTTGTAAAAGTGTGGATGTGCTGACACCGAGTTTATTAGCGATGCCAGCAACATCCTTCTTTTGTGACCGTTTGAGACGAAAAGATACAGATGACATATCACCCTTTTTCTCTTTCGTACTCATCTGGTGTTATTAACTCAATTAAGCCATTGCAGCTGTAAAGTCAGCCAATGAACCAAGATTGTTACCGTCTCCAAGAACGACATCGTTAGCTTTAACATCGATCAAGGAAGCACTGCTGTCGTCTCCACTGATGTCAGTAGAAGCGGAAGTAGCAGATGTTTTGTAGAACGCAAACTTGTCGATACCTTCGTCGTATACAGCAGCGATGTTCCCACCGTCTCCAGTACCACGCTCGATGATAAGACCAGCGTCGTTCGAGTTGTTTGTTGAACCAGCAGCTCCATCATTGATCAAAAGAATAGAGTCCTTGATTTCGGAGTTAGTGGTTTGTACGGAAGTAGTTGTACCGTTAACAGTCAAGTTTCCGCTAAGTACAAGATTGGTTCCGCTAACATCTCCGGTGAAAGCAGCTCCGCTAAGATTAGCTTTAGCAGCGTCAAGAGCGGATTCAGCAGCACGGGCAGTTGAAGCTTCGGCATCGATGTTCGACTGAAGAGTCGTGTCAGCAGATGCACGGGCAGTAGCTTCACCACTAACAGCAGCGATACGGGCAGTCTCTTCAGCGTCGATGTTACCTTGAAGGGTAGTATCAGCAGAAGCTCTAGCAGTTGCCTCGTCGTTGATGTTGGTTTGAAGAGTAGAGTCAGCGGACTGACGAGCAGTTTCTTCAGCATCAATGTTGCTTTGTAAGGTCGAATCGGCAGCAGCACGAGAAGAAGCTTCACTGTCAATGTTTGACTGAAGGGTTGTGTCGGCAGCAGCACGAGCACTGGACTCAGCACTGATAGCGTCAGCATTGGTTTTAACTTGAGCGTCGAGAGCTTCGTCAGCTGCAACCAAAGAACCAGCAGTAGTCAAGTAGTTGGTGGAAGAGTTAGCGGAATAAGAACCACCAGCTCCGAGACCAGCACCACTTTGAGTAGCGTCTAGTTCGCTTTGAAGAGCGGTATCAGCTGAAGCTCTGCTGCTTGCTTCCGAGTCAATATTACCTTGTAAGGTGGAGTCAGCAGACGCACGACTTGAAGCCTCGCTGTCGATGTTAGATTGCAGAGTAGAGTCGGCACTAGCACGGCTGGAAGCTTCCGAATCAATGTTCGTTTGAAGCGTAGCCTCAGCAGCCAATGCTCTTGTTTCTTCTGCTGCAATAGCACTTTTGGTCGATTGACCGATTTGATAGAATATAGATGATGTATCTGGCATAATATTTTAGTTATGGTTTATGGTTAAAGTTAAGCAGTACCGTCAGAATTTAGCTCCGTCCAAGCAGAACCAGTCCAGATGATAACTTTATTAGTGTCCGTCTCGTAGTAAGCTTTACCTGCAACAGGCGAAGATGGACGGGTGGATGATGTAACTGTGTCTAATTTAGCCATGTCTTATAGTTCCTCTTGTGCAGTCCAGGATTCGTCTTCCAATGCAGTAAGTATAGCTGAGTGACTCAGTGTGTCTTTACCGTACAAGCATCGTGGTTTAGCACCTTCATATTTAACAAAGGTTTGATCTCCTGCTACATTGTATCTTAGTGTGTCAACGGATGTTTCAAGTACATGGTCAAAGTTGATAGTACTTAACTCATCAGTGTTTATAATTACATATTGTCTATCGCTCATATTTATCAAGAGGGTACTGTGGTTGAGAAAGTTGGACCGTTGGTGAGTGTAAGATTCTGACCAGCACTACCTTGATCTGTTACTGTAGTTCCTGTACCTTCATCATTATCTCCCATACGCCACCATACATTAGGTGAGTAGCTCACTAAATCTTCAGGAGTACCACTATTATATATTGATCGTACTTGTGAAGCAGTCAGCTCATACTCAAATATAGCCACTTCATCCATAAGCCCATCGTAGTAGTAACTATTATATGTTCCGTTTTTACCTACATTAAGTGAATTTACTCCACCTGCATAAGATTTTGTGGATGTTACTGACAACGCATGACCTTCGCTATTAGATGAGTTTGAAGCGTTAATAGCAGCATCTCCTCCATCTATATAAATTTTAACAGATGTTCCGCTTATAGTGAAAACGAGATGATGCCAGAGTCCGTCACGAATGTTAGTGGAACCAGAGATAGTAGCATTTGTACCACCTACACTACTATTAAGGTAATTTCCAGTCCCGTCATTTACAATAACATAATAAGCTTTACTGCCGCTTGGTGTTATGATTCTAAAACCCTTATTATTGCTACCGGAATCGGCTGGTCCCAATGTCATGCTAGAAGTAGTGTTACTGCACTGCATCCAAAAACTATAAGATATAGCGGTCAAGGATGATGGAGCTACATAACTTGATAGACCGTGATCATTAGAACCATCAAAGTCTAAACTGTATGCATTAGTAAAAGGGCTGGCATCGTTAGCAAAATTTCTCCATGAACCACTATCATATACAACAATAGCACCAGCGTTAGTACTTCCTTCTTTCTTTAAATACAACTCACCATTCTTAGCTAGTCCGTTAGTTACTAACTGCGATTGTTCGCTGTCGTTAATTAATGTAATATCACTCATGTTTAACTGTTATTAAAGATTTGCCAGTTAGTGCCGTCAAAAACATAAAGTTTGAAGGAGTCAGTTCCGTACATAATAGTACCCACATCGTCGCTTGTTCTTGATGTAATGTTAGCTGCTGTGTCTATTTCGGGTGCAACGGTCTCTGCTGGGAAGCCTAATACAGACTTTAAGAAGTCCGATACAGCGTCCGATTTATCTACCTTTTCATCCAACTTAGACTTAACAGTCGTTCCGATTTGTTGAAGTATGTTAGCCATCGTTTATAATTGTTATGTTAGTGGTTAGTGTTTGTCAAAACTATTGAGCGTGCTGCCATCCAGAATCTGTAAATACATATAACTTATTAGTATCTGTAGCAAAAGCTATAGTTCCTAACTCATCATCTGTCCTAGATTGTATATTACTCTCAGTGTCTAAAATTGCTTTACTAGTACTAGTTAAAGATATTAGTAAATTTCTAACACTTTGTCCCATTTGATACCATACACTCATATCTAATTTTGCTTAATTGGTTAACTCCGACCTTTGTTATTAGATCACGGTTCACCTGTCAAGCCTTCAAGAAATTCTTCGTGATCACCTACTTCTTCTTCACGAGCGTCAAGGAAGTAAGGCAGTAAGTTCCAAGCAGTTACGCCATCACCTATTTTAATACGATTACGACTTGCATCTAATTCAATCGCTACTTCTCCCTCTAAAAGCACAGGGTTCTCCGCTTGCCACTCACTACGAGTACCTCTTCTAAGTTGTATACGCTTTGTAAAACTAGGCATCTACTTGTCCTCCATCAAATATATCAGTGTCTTCTAAGACCGGACCACCTCCGTCAATCGTAACAAAGAATGGATCGCTCTCTAAGGATGTAACCTTTGTTTGTAACTCTTCTGCTTTCTCTTTATTCTCTTTTACCTTTGCAGCCGATACAGCTGCTATTGTTCGTTGTTGAGCAGCAAGCGGGTGTGGGCGAACTATAGGACGACGAGGCATACTCTTAGCACTTCCAACGACGCAACGCTAAAGCTTTACGAGTAGGTCTACCCTTACTGTCTTTCATCGGTCCCTTGACTCCAGACATCCGAGCACAGAAGCTACGCTTTCTAGGACCACCACCAGGTTGAGGAGCTTTCAGTTTAGAACCAGTAGCACGATTGTACTTCCGTCTACCTTTAGCAGTTAGTCCACCTTTACGGGACTTCTCGCCTCTACCTATAGATAACGATACGCTCACTTCTTCTTCGGGAACCCACGCTTCATATTAGCGTAAGCTTTAGGTGTAATGGTAGACTTCTTCTTACT